TAGGTGAAATTTCTTCTTCTTTATTTTCAGGAGATGCATTTAAATTTTCTAATAATTTCTTAGCTTGATTAATTAAAACAGATGCTCCACCAGCTTTTACTCCGCCTTTTATAATAGACAATAGGAAATCTTTTAGACCCATGGATCCGCCTGATGCCTTATGTTCATTATATTTTCTCATGATATCATCATAAGTTTCAGCTCCAGACATTGCTCCAGTTGCGGCTCCTGTTATCCCTCCAGTTGCTGCACCTATACCAGCTCCTAACGCAACAGCTCCTAATCTTTGAGGATTTAAAGTTTTAGATAGAAAGCTTTGTTGTTTTGATTTTCTTTCATTTCTTTCTTGCCTTTGCGATTCTGTTAGACTTCCTTGATCATCTGTAAAAGGCCGATTAAATTTTTGTTCCGTCCCTTTCTGTTTTTTACTAGGTTGTGTTTGGTTTTTAAGAAATCCCAATATTTGATCTGATGTATAACCTGCCGCTAAAGCTTTTTCAATTTTTTTATCTAATCCAGGAATATTTTTCATCATAAAATTTATGATTTCTTCTGGTTTATATCCAAAGATCGTAGCATCAGTAAAGGTCATTTTTGGAACCTTGGGAAATATTTACGTATATCAAATCCTTCTTCTCCGATAAGTAAATCCATCAAAGAAGGTTTAACTTTATTTTGAAGATCGGGAATTTCTGCATCTTGTTCTTGGCTTAAAGCTTTACCTTGTTCTTTCATGAGTTCTTGAGCTCTATTTAAGGCTTCAGAAAACATTTCTTCATCAACTGCATCATCTCTAAATAGCCTTTCTCTTAATAAAAGAATGGAATCAGCAGGCTGTAAATTTTTAGCAATCGCTGTAGACAATTTATCAACATATTGTTTTCTATTTTCTCCTTGTAAAGGAATTTCTTTCTTTGCTACATCTATATAGTTTTCTTTATTTGCAGTTTGAGCCCTTCCTATTTGTTTTACGGTTTTTTCTAAACCCTCACTTAAAGGTTTAACAATGGAGGCTGCTTCTGCTTTTGTATAATCATTTCCTGTAAAAAGAGTCATTAATTTGTCTCTGTCTTCTCTAGTATCTCCAAAATTTTTTAGATGACTTTGTGCCCACTGTCTAGCTTCTTTTAGTCTTTTATTTGCAGATAAAGATATAAATGCAGGACGTTTAAGTAGATTTTCTCCTTTTGAAAAACTTTCTCTCATTGCATTAAATTCTTGCCTAGCTTTATTCCATACTTGTCTATCTTGAAGCTTAGGGTTTTTTTGTTGTTGTTCTTTAAAATATTCGTATGCTTTTCTAGTTTCGTAAGGATTTAATTCATCAACAGCAATACCAAGCTCATCCGCAGCATAATTTCTAATTTTTTCTTGCTGTACATCTTCTAGTGCTCTTTCTTCTGCAAACTGTTTAGTGCGTGCTTCTTTTCCCGAAACTAAAGATTGCCATTGTTGTAATTTTCTTTTTTCTTCCAAATCAATGCTATTTTCAATCTGTTGAGGTGTCATCCCTGCTTTTGCAAGAGCGCTTGCTCTTTGATATTTTTCCTCTTTTGTCATGGGTGTATAAGCTGGAATATCTTCTTGTAACCCGGGAACTTTTTGTGCAGTAGGAGCTAATTCTGGTCTTACATTTTGTTGTTTAGGTTGTACTTGTCCTTGGGGTTGTATTTCAGGTTGTACTTGTCCTTCAACGTTTTCTTGTGGATTTCTTTGTATTTTTCTTAATGAAAATTCTTGATTTTGAGGTTGTATCTGAGGTTTATTGTTTCCATAAGCATTTTCAGCATAATTAGTTGATTGATTTGTAGTTAGAAGAGTGGGCAAAATTTCTTGTAAAAGTTGCATACCTCCGGGTATTCCGGCAAAGGCTTTTGTAGTTGTTTTAAGAATATCTGAACGAGACATGTTATTTAAATCTAAATCATTTAAAGACTCAAGACCTTGTAACAATCTTTTTCTATCTACACTTTGACTTATAGATTCTCCTACACCTTGACCAAATGCTTTTCCGATATCTCCACCCAAATCATAACGTGGTAAAATTTGAACCATAAAACTCCTATGCTAAAAAATATTGTGCTCCTGCTTGCCCTGCCGCTTTACCAGCACCTTGCGCTGCGCTTTGTAATGCACCGCCTACTACACCATAAGAACCCGGATCATAAACATTTTCAAAACTTTTTTGATAAGCCGGACTCATTAAAGATTGCAATTGTTGTAAAGCATTCATCTTAAGACCGCTTCTTAAAGACGCTAGATTCGTTGTTAAATCTCTTCCAGCCGATCCTAAGCTTTGATGGAAAGCTGAAGAATCTTGAGCTCCTCCACTTCCCATTCCTGCAAATCTTTCAGAAATTCCTGGTATTACTTCTCTCTCAAATTGTCTTTTCATTGGTGCTTCAAAGTCTGCAAAAGCGCTTTCATCTCCTGAAAGTAATTGCTTTAACCAGTCCATGCCCTGACCTGTAGTTCCCATTAATTGAGAAATTAATTGTTGTTGTAAAGCTTCTTGCTGTGGATTAACAGTAGTAGCTTGTTGAATTTCAGGACTACTTCCGAATAAAAAATCTAATATTGAACGTTGTGCCATTTTATGCCTTAATTTTGTATATACTCTAAAATAACTACGCAATTTGTATAAGATGTGTAGTTAGCGGCTGTTCTTATATTAACATTTGTAGTATCAACGTTAATTTCGATGCCATTTGCTAAATTGGTTGGATCGACATAGGGTATAGGTATGGCTGATGTAGTTGTCGTTGCCCCTGGATCTGTTGCTGTAGCATATATTCTAGTCCATAAAGAATTTTGAGTATTTACCATCCCATGAGCTACAGATTTAGTAGAAGCATTGGGTAAAGCTCCAAAATTAATCACTTTTCTATAAACATATCTTGTTTTTTGAGCATCACCAACCGTAAAAAATTGCTGTCCTGTTAAGTTTAAATTTTGACTATATTGGGCTATTTCTTTTGTATTTACTGCGTCTACTAATAGCCTTATGTAATCTGTCAATATTAGATTAGCTTCTGCCCAATCGTCAGGAATAAGTAAATCATTAGGAATGAAATTTTGTACGGAACTGGCTGGTAAAAAACTACTCATTTGATGCTCTTATTTTTTTTAATGTTACTATAAATAGCAAGTACATTACAACGAACAAAATTTTTATCTTACTAATCTTCCTCCAATCTGCGACCATATGATAATGGCATCCAATTCAAAATTGCTTCCTTGTATAGTTTTAGAAATTTGTTGAGCTTCACTTAAAGTAATTTCATATTGAAAATATTGCGCTTCTACATTGCAATATAGCCTGTGCCATTCTTTATTTTGATTTGCTGTTGAAAATTGATTGAGTGTTGTTTCAAAACCCCAGTTAAAACTAGGATCGCCTCCTTTAGGATTTACTCTTTCTTCTTCATTGTAATCGATATAAATAGGTACATCTACTTGTCCATTTTCTGTCCTACTTGTAAAGAAATCTAAATAACCAAGCTGCGTTTTTTTACCTTGATTTGTCATGTTGAACTTTTTAGATACAATACTGAAATTATCTACTCTTGATATTTCTCCTGCTCCTATATATGACGCACCACCGACACAAATAGTATCTTCAAATAAACCCATCAAATTTTCTGCTGTTCCTCCGCCTATGTATGTACTAAAACCTAAAGAATTGATGTTTATAGTAAAACTAGAACCATTTACTGCTTTTACTGTCCCGGTCAAATTATTTATTTGTATCATTCCTGTAACATTCAAAAATTGGCATAAATCACCTGTTCTAAAATTATGTCCGGGTGCTGTTACAACTGCATTCAATGATTTTGTTATAGCTGTTATATTAAAACGAGGTTTTTGTTGAAGTTGAAATGTATTTGCAGTTTCTGCAAATACGCTAAATCTATAATTATTTAAAATTGTTGAATCTGACCCTATCACTCCATTAATTTCTATAATATCTCCTTCTTCCATACCATGATTATCAGATGTAAAAGTGGTCGGAGAACCTCCAGAAATTGCATATATGTATAATGACTGATCGTTTCTAATCTTTTGATTAAGTAACAGTATATAGCCCTGTTGATTACCAGCAACAATAGAAGGAAATTGACTTTGTAAGCTTCCTGAATCCCAAGATCTTACATATTGTTCCCATGTTACATTTGTTAATGAGTTCCATCTTACACCGTCGGTAGGTTGATAATTTCCTAAAACAGTAAATCCATCTTTAAAAAATGCCCATGTATTATTATCATAATTGTACAAAAGGACTCGGTTCGGATAAATTGGATCAGTATTAGCGGCAGGAAAAGTCCAATATACAACTTGTTCAAAAAAATCTCTTATGCCATGAACTCTTTCTACACCGTCATTTCCATTGTGTATTTTAAAAACTTCATCTCTTATTACTTGGTCAATCCTTGTTACATTATTACCATTACAAGTAATAATTCCTTTATCCCCAACAGCTAATACGCCTTCATCGAATCGAATAGGTGAAAATCTAGATTCACAACCTAGCTCTACATTTATTCTTTCAAAAACAAAAGGTAAAGTTTCGTTTCCTGTATATCTAAGCTTCCAAGTGCTTCTTTCAAAAAAAACTATTAAAATATCTCTAATAAAAGCGCATGAAATAATATCTTCATTCGTAGGAGCATCTAAAAATCCACCAAATCCTTGTATATCATCTATCCATCCACCGGTTGTAGAAGCTGTTATATTTGTAGGATCACCATTCTGACTCCATCTTGCTCTATTAGAAAATTGTTGTGGAACAGTTGCGTCTGCTGTATCAACGGCTTCATATGTATTTAATGTTACAAGTCTACCCCTATATGGTATAATAATTTTTGCTGATATTAAAAAGTTATTACCTGCTCCAGCAACACTTTTAATAGCTGGCAAAAAAGGCGTTGCGTTCCATGTTGATCCGTCGTAATACTTAATAGGGTCTGTTAATGAAACGCTTGCTCCAAAATTACCATTAGTAACCCAAAATAATTTATTCCTATTTGAGTCAAAAAAGAAATTAGTAAACCAAAAAAAGTCTTTATCTGAACCTTGCCATGTTGTTGGTGTTGTGCTTGGAAGTTCTGAAAATACTCCTGCGCTAAATATATAAGCATATCTTGTATCAAAAAAAATGGTATCTTCTGCATTAATAGCAGCCAATTCTCGTTGACAAATTCCCATTGCAGGAAGACCAGGGCAGTAAATCATAGATAAAGTTACAGTCAAAGCACCAGGAGTTGCCGTAAAAACTCCCGTAATTACTCCTGTTGCATAGTTAATAGTGGCTGAAGAAATTATAGGTGCTCCACCTGTCACTACCATAGATCCAGTACCTGTACTATCTGTTAGAATAGTTTCACTTCCTCC